CAGTGTCCGCCACAGCCAGGTGAGGACGGCAAGGATCAGGGCAAAGAGCTCCTGAATCCAGTATTTCAAGATAAAGTCGATCAATGGAATCACCTCCTTCCTTAATCCTCCACATATACCATCAGGTACTTGTACTTAAGCGTTGCTTGGTTATAAGCCATCAGAGTTGTCTCATCGTTAGCAACACCATCGGCAAACTTGAAATGCCCGATCTGATCCGCATCTGGATAACTTCTTGTTCCGTTATCTTCGCTATCTATGATGCACTTTCCTGTTGTGGCGTAGAAGCGGAATCCGTTATAGGTATCCATGTCCGTTGATAGGGTTCCGTCCGAAAGCTGTACTTCCACGACTTTCAGGCGGATATCCGGATCACTCTTCGTGATTGAGGATCTCTTCAAATGCACAGTGCTGTTTGCGGGATAGGTAATGAAGCCCCTCCCGTCATCCACGTCCAGCGCAAGCTTTGTCACCGCAGCGACGTTCTTGATGTGATCGAAGGAGGGCTTGCCTACTTCCGTGACCTCCCCGGAAGATCCTCCAGATCCGGATGTCGGAAGAGTCAGCACCTGTTTGGTTCCTTCCGAGGATCGGATGGTGAGCTTGCTGTCACTTAGTTCAAAGGTGTAGGTCGTATCCGTAAAGACGGCTCCTTCCGGGACATCGGATTTTACGGTATGCCCGCCAAGAGCTTCTGTATTTTTCTGGATGGCATCGGCGTTTTCCTTCACGGCGGCTTCGATTTCCGTATCGTCATAGGCGGTGTCCGTAAAGACCGCATTCTCAGGTACGTCGCAGGCCACCGTGTGTCCGTTCACCTTTGCAGCATTGTCCACAACTCCGTCTCCGTCGGCATCGAACTCCGCTACTTGTCTCACCTCATCGATCAGCTGGTTCACTGCCTCGCAGAGCCGCTTGATCACCTTGTGTGCTCCACCGTACTGGATCTTCTTAATCGACATTGAAATACGCCTCCTCCCGCTTCTGTGCGCCGGTGTTCCGCGAGACATACCGCTCGAGATCGGTAAGGATCTGCTCGGTTGTATTGAGGCGATCCACCAGTTTGTAACTGTCGATATACGGATCAAAGTAGGAAAGATTCTCCGGCTCGATAAACGAGGTATCCTGCATATCATGAACGCACTTCCGACACAGGCTCGTGGCTGCCCTCTCTTCTTCCCGGCTTGTGGCAAACCAGTGGGCATCATGCCATTTGCAGTTCCAGTAGCAGTCCGTGTTCGGAATCAGGATATAGCGGTACTTCTTTGGCAGATTCCTCATCGCATCCAGGTGGCGGGAGAACCAGTAGAACAGCACGATGTGGTCGTACATGGAGAGATCCCGGCTCTGGATGTCTGCCGCTGTAAGAGCGCTTGTGATCGAAAGTGTGACCGAGATCTCCGGATGTCTGCTCTTTGCAGCAATCGCCAGCGCATCCTCGCTGATCGTGAAGATCCGAATGCCAAGGTTGTAATACTTCTCCAAAGCGTCCAGTGTCGCATCTCTTTGCATCAGCACGCAGAGTGGAAGCCCCAACTGCTGCAGGCATTTCAGGCGAAGGACATACTCCTCATAGGTTGTTGGATACTCCTCTCTGGTCTCGATGTCCTGTCGTGTGCTCACGGCATCCTCCTTCCATGCCGGAAGGTAAATGCAGCGAATGTACGAAAAAAGCTCCCGTTGTCGCGAGAGCTTTGGAATAAAGTCGTAGGAAAAGTTGTAAGGGAGTTCATACTGCTTCTTCATGCGTCCTCCTTATCGGTCAGCGTATACGTGATCTTCATGGTCTGCGAGGCGTTCTTTGTGATGGGAGACGACAGGTTGTTGATCGTGCCAAGATAGGCGCATCGGAGTGCGGTGCGGATCCGGTCGTTGTCGTAATACCCGTCGTAGTGATAGGTGGCAAGGAGCTTCCCATCAGAATGGAGAATCGGTGGAATCTCGATTGCAGCTCCGTCAACCGCCTCCTCGGAGTGAGACGCATCCGGATAAAGAAAGCCGGTCTTGTAGTAGCTGTTCCCGTCCTTCTGGTACCGATACTGGTACTGAATGCCTCCGTTATAGAGCATCGGCGTCATCCCATCGAAGGTTCCGCTGTTATCAAAGGTAAAGGTCTTGATGTCCACCGGATTGGACAGGTTCACGATGTAGATACTGTGCTCGTCATAAGATTTGGCATAGAGATAGCCCTTGTTGACCACAATCGAATATTCATTCCGTGAAGCCAGATGTACCCCGGCTAATGTGATCACTTCCTCCGGCTGTTTCTCAAAAGAAAGATCGGACATCTTGTACTTCGTGAGATAGAGCTTCGCATCGTCCTTCTCGTTCCCCTCATCGTAATAATAGTTGTAGTAGGTGTTCCCATAAGAAGTGTAGCTGCTGGTCCGGTTGTTCTGCGTGATGAGGTAAAGGTAGCCGTCCGTGCCAGGCATCCAGTATCTCGACGGGCCGATATTGCTAAAGTTCTGGTAATCCGGAAGCTTAAGCGTCGTCACCGTTTCATATGGGAGAGTAAAGGAACCATAGGTCTGGTCCGCGACCTTCACTGCATAGGGATCAAATCTTCCGCGCTGCACCGTCACCCCATCCGAATTCAGCCAGTACACAAACCCATCCTTTACGAGGAAGGGTCTTCCGTTATGCTCTTTGTTCTCGATGGTATCCATGTCACAGTAGAAATCCCCGCAGACCTGTCTCTGGAAGGGATTCACCCCGGCATAGGCACTCGTCAGGGCAACCGACTGGATGGTTCCGTTTGCCTGTGCGGTGCCGAAGTCCCACACGGAAACATAGCCGGTATCCGTTTTATGTGTCTCGATCACATTCAGAGATCCTCGCATCGCGTCATCCGTGTTGGTATCCCGGGAAGCGTAGCCCACAAGCTTTGCCTCCGTCGGGAAGTTCGTATTGTTCACGTCCTCGGTGAGTTTTCCATCAAAAAGCAGGATGCCGCCAAGCGCATTCTTCGCGATAGGAAAGACGTTGTTGTTCATTGATCTTCCGATCATGGTCTGGAAAGCAATCAGCTCCTGCACCGCATTGGTGACAAGGTTGTCTTTCTCATATTGAAATTCGCGCTCCCCGGTCTTGGCATTAAAGAGCTCGATTGTGGTATGTCCTTTGATCATTCTTCCACCTCTTTCGTAAAGATCTGGATGTCCGTAAGTGTTCCTTTCTCGTGGATGATTGCCTTCAGCTGAATGGAGCCATTGAGCTTTTCTTCCCACTGCTTTTTGGTGATCTCCTTCATTGCCGGAGCAAACATGCCATAGGACTCCTTCGTGGTATCCGGCGTGATCCAGCCATTTGCATATTCCCACCAGGTACTGCCGTGATCGAAGGAGGCGAGGAAGTTCACGTTATTGCTGTCGCAGTTCGAAGTAACGGAGAGGATCTGATCTGCAGTACAGTCAGATGTCACAAGTTCCGCGATCGTCACACCATCCTTTAACTTCCATGTGCCATCCTTCATCTCAATCTCATCGCTGCTGTAGGTGACGGTATCGAGATGCTCCGTATCAAACCGGTGCAGGAACTTCACCGTACCGATAGCCCCAGCGATCGGCTGCAGCACACTCGTAAGAGACATTGAAGGAACGATGTCGGAATAGCCTGCAGTCTCTGGAGAGAGCAGGCTGAACACTACAGAGGCATCAAAGTCCCGATATACCGGAAACAGGTTCATGCCCGGGACCGTATCGTAAACTGTGACTGTTCCATCCCAAGCACCGTTTCCTGCCAGCCCCTGTCCTGCCATGTAAGCTCTGGCATCTCCGCGCGAGATATGGCAACTGCCACCGGCCATTGAAAGCCAAACTTCAAAATTTCCAGTAAGATTCGCTGTACTGTTCCATGTAAAAAGAAGATGCAGGAGATGCGTCCCATCCGGCAGAGTTTCCACCGGAACGTAGTCCTTGACTTCCTCCCCGTTCAGGTAGTAGGTAACAGTCATGACCGCATCGGTATCTGACAGGAGGCCTTCTGCTTCCGTTTCTGTCGTATCAAGCGTCAGCTTGATCTCTGCATGGAAGTCGATGTGGGTGTCCTTTACCGTGACATAGCGGATATCGATGATCTTCGCCTTAGCTGTGTCAGCGATGTCGTAGTCCGCCGCGTTCTGGTAGTCATAGTAGCGGATGTAATCCTGATTCTCATTCGAGGACAGGATGCCCTGCAGGTTCTTGTCGGTTTTGGACTTTGCTGATGCCAGAGCTGGATCCTGTCCTACACCCTGCATGGTGAAGGACTTGTTATAGCTGAACGTGAACTTCGTCATGCAGAAGAGCTTGTCCTTATCAGCAAGTCCATCGGAAAAGCGGAATACGTCCATGAGGTCGTAGGCGGGATTTCCAATCAGCTCTGCCTTGAACGGCACATAGTCAACCTGTGACAACGCAGTCAGGATCGCTCTTCTCTGTGCATCCTTCTTCTCGTCCACACCATACTGGAGGAAGGGATCAGAACCGATGTTGTAGGTTAGACCGTCGTCCGGATCGAGGGCATAATAAGATGTGGTCTTCCCGGCGAGGTTCACAACGGAGAGTCCGGTGTAGCGAGTTGTAAAATCAGAGAATTCACATCCTGCAAAGCGATGAGCGGTATCAAGCTCATCCACTACAACCTGATCGTAAGCCCGGACATAAATCTTTCCATCCCGGCCTGCATAGACGTTTGCAGCAATCGATACGGCGACCCATGAGACAAAGTCCCTCCAAGTTTCAATGTCGGACTCGCTGTAAAGGGAAAGCTCATCGGACCCATTTGCCATTGCAGCAAACTCTTCACTCGTGGTGCCAAGGGAAAGACCGCAGGCGGTACAAGCCGTGAGCATCAGGTTGTAAGCCGTGCCGTTGATGGAAGTGACCGAGCAGTTCTTATCGAACTTTGCCATGTGATCGTATGCCTTGATCACCACCCCGGATGCAGTATGCTTTGCGGAGTCAATCGTGAAAACACCAAGCGGCACATCTTCAAAGTTCCCATCCGGAAGCTGCATTCCGAACACCGGCGAAATCTCCTGATCCTTCCAGCTGTAGCGGGCAACATTCATGTTCATGAGCGTCACATCCAGTTCTCCGATGTAGACCTGCCCGACAAGAACGGAAGAATCATCTGAGCACTGATTGGTGATGGAGAAAGAACCGGAGAGGATGTTGTCGTCCGTAAAAGACACCCTCCCGACTTTTCCCGTCATGCGAAATCTCTGAACCGGCTGCTTCATGGCAGTCTTATATGCATCACTTACGGCGTACATGAAGCGCCTCCTTTCTCAGAATTCCTGCAGGTCAAAGCTCACAGTATAGAGCCCATTCGTGCCCTTCGTCTTTTCCGAGTTCTTCTCCGGGGCACTTTTGAAGTTCCGTATTCGCATCGTGCGTGTCTTATAATCCTGCGTCTTCAGGTCATAGAGCTTCACCTGTATCGAATCTTTATCCCGGAACGTGGCAAAGGTCGCTGCCCAGCGGCTCGAACACTGAAAAGAAGCAGAGACGGAGAGCTTGTCATACCTTGTGACAATGACCTGATCCGTTCCTGCTTCCGTCTGGTTGGTACTCTCGACGACGGCATAGCTCTCCTCCCAACTTTCCGGTGTAAAGAGCTTTGTCTCGTCAAAGTAGATTGGATAGTCGCTTAACATCATCGCCCTCCTGACCGGTAGTTGCTCCGCTGGGTTGCCCGGACGACGATCTCATCAATTCGCTCCTGTCCGATGTAGACCGGGATGATGATATCGCCGCCACCGACTCCTGCCAGAGCCCCCTGTACGATCTCCGCGAGCTTGTCGGTTCCGACCACGGCTTCCTGCCCTGCTTCCCCTCCGCCAAGGAGCCTGCCGCCTGCAGTGCCAAAGATCGTCGGGCTGTTCAAGATGTACGCATCATCCATCGCCTTCCGATACCAGCTCACCGACAAATGCGGTACAGACGGAGGGTCAATCGATAGCTTGCCGCTGATCGAGAAATGAGGCAGCCTGATGTGGGGCAGCTCCAGACGGCATCCCGCGAAAAATCCGCTAATCCTGCTTAGGCCGCCACTCACAATACTTTTGGCATTCTCAATCATTGACGAGAAGGCTCCTTTGATTGCATCGAGCTTTCCCTGTGCAGAAGACAAGGCATCGCCGAGCTTCCCTCCCGTCAGCTCATTGATCTTCGAGAATCCTGCCTCCCAGATCGACTTGTAGGCATCGACCGCCGTTCCGATCACGCCCTTGATGCCGCCGCCGTGCTCGTCCACCGATGCCTGAATGGCATCCCACGCGGTGCCGGTGTTTGTTTTTACAGTGTCCCATGCGGTACTGATGGTGGTCTTTACGGTATCAAAAGCAGTACCGGCTGTCGTCTTGATCCCATCCCATGCACCGGAGAGTGTCGTGGTGATCCCGCTCCACGCTGTCGATGCAGCAGAGCTGATGGTCGACCACGTATTGCCAAGGAAATCGGAGATTCCGGTAAAGACCGTCGTTGCCGTTGCGCTGATTCCACCCCACAGCCCGGTGAAGAAGCTGCTTATGCCGTTCCAGACAGTCTCCGTGGTGGACTGGATACCGTCCCAGAGGCCTGAGAAGAAGCTACCGAGCCCTTCACCGATGGACTGTACTCCGGAGCACACGGTTTCCCAGACACCACCGAACCACTCAGAGATTTCTCCCCAGTGCTTTACGATCTCAATCACAGCAACGACAGCAGCCACAACAGCCGCGATAATCCCGATGATTGGAAGGATCGGAACGGATACCGCTCCAATCGCAGGAATCACCGTGCCGGAGAGAAAGCCGACCAGTTTTCCGACGACACCTGTGACGGATCCGACAGCAGAGATCACTTTGCCGACACCGACCACGACAGGCCCGACAGCCGCAGCAATCAACGCTGCTTTGACGATTGCTTCCTGCATGCCCGGAGACAGGCCATCCCACGCATCCTTCAGCGCCGTCACCACGTCCTTGATCTGGGTCATGGCCTCGGTGATCATGGGCGCCGATGCATCCACAATCTCAGCGCCGAGATCCTTCAGGATGTTCATCACAACCGTCATCTGGTCGAGTGGATCCAGTGTTTCATTGAAGGTATTCTCTACCGACCCGGCATAATCTCCGAGCGTGGTAGAGAGGTCAGCAAGGGACAGCTTTCCGCTCTGGACCGCGTTGTAGATGGCACCACCAGCACGGGAGCCGAACAGGTCATAGGCTGCCTGCAGCTTTTCCGTGTCCGTGGCATTGCTGCTCATCGTTTTTGAGAAGTCCTTCAAGGCGTCACTGAGTGATTGTCCGTTCTTCGTGGCAACCTTCTGTGCCTTGGTAAGACCGGTGAGCATCGTCGAAGTATCAAGACCGGACATCTCGACCGAACCCATGAAGCCTGCCGCCTGTTCTGCAGACAGTCCCATCGCCTGAAACTGTCCGGCATTCTTGGCAAGGTCCTGTGATAACGTGTCCATCGACACACCGGTTGCCTGTCCGACCTGATTCAAAGCATCGAGAAGGTTCCCGGCATCATCCGAAGACTGACCGAAGGCATTTAGAACCGAGGATACGTTATCCACGGAGGTCGATACATCGGTGCTGTTGAGCGTCGCAAACTCGACGAACTTCGTGGAGAGGTCTTCCAGAGCGTCCCCGGTGAGTCCGAATCTCGTGTTCACCTCACCGATGGCATCGCCTGCGGTCTGGAAGTCGGTCGGAATCGTCTCTGCGATGGATTTTGCCCGGTTCTGCATATCTTCCAGTGCGGCACCTGATGCACCAGTCTTTTCGGTGACGGTATCAAGCGCCTCGTCGACTTCCTTCCATGCAGCAACCGAGGCAGCGCCGACAGCAGCGACCGGAACCGTGATGCTCTTGGTGAGTCCTTCTCCGACATCACTGATCTTGCCGCCGACTTCCTTCATCTTGTCACCGGCGACCTGAAGCTGCTGACTGGCGACGGATCCGAATTTCTTATATTCGTCCTCCAGACTTTCGAGGGACTGCTTCGTCGCCTCGATCTCCCGGGTCAGAGCTTCCTGCTGTTTCTGCGTCTCTTCGGTCTGCGGCCCTGCCTTGAGCTGGGCTAAGGCTTCCTTCTCCTCGGCCAGTTTCTTCTTGGTGGCATCGATGGCGTCGGTCAGATATTTCTGCTTCTGTGCAAGGAGATCGGCATTCCCCGGATCCATCTTCAGGAGCTTATTCACGTCCTTGAGATTCGACTGAGTATCCCGGATCTCCTTGTTCACGCCTTTCAGGGCATTGGAGAGCTTGGTAGTGTCGCCATCCAGCTCGATAGTTATGCCCTTGATACGATCTGCCATATGCTCTCACCTCCCTGGAAAATGGCAAAAAGAAAGCACCAGAAGATTTCTCCTCTGATGCTTCATGCAACGTTTTTACTTCATTTCAGAAAATCTCCCGGGGATACGATCCGGGGATCTGTAATTCCGGATTCAAGAAAGTCTTTATCTCCAGTCAGGATCACATCTGCACCGGATGCAACTGCCGCCCTGAAGATTGGTCGATCCTTCTCATCTCTGATTTTCTGCTCATCTGCTATTTCTAACTCTGGAACCTTTACGATTGTGACTGAAGTCATAAGCATAGAAAGGAACGTATTCAGCACGGACATCTTACCAGGCATTTTCCTCTTAAATACTTTCTTCAGTTCATCAATGTTGATCTCGCATACAATCGCATCATTCGGTTCTGTTACTGCCTTATAAAGAGCTCTTGCAGGTGCGCTTCTGGGAAAGAGTGCTGCAGAGAACAGGACGTTGCTGTCAATAAATACCTTCATCCTCAATCCTCATCTCTGATTGATTTCATCAAATCGTTAACGTCCTGCTCCGATTCAAGTCCCAGCCGTTCTGCTTCGCCTTTTAGCTGGTCCTGCAAATATCTCATTGCAAAAACAGCCGAATTCACGACAGTGACCTTGCCGTGGTCAACGACAAAGGTAACTCGGTCGCCATTACCAACGCCTAGAACCTCCCTGACATCTTTTGGTATCGTTACCTGTCCTTTCGACATTACCTTAGCGTCATCCGTAAAAGTTCTCTCATCTAATGTTGCTTCCATATTATGCGCCTCCTTCCAAGAAAGTAGGGTAATTCCTACTTCTATTATAGCGGAGGCTGTCAAAATATCAAGCACTAAAAAACATCAAACGCATGCTGATCCGCAACCTGACAGTATTCGTCCTCACACAGGTCGTTTCCTGCTTCGATGATCATATCAATCACCATCCCCTCCTCCATCTGATCCAGCTCCGCAATGGACAGACCCATCTGTTTTGCGCGGAGCATGTAGACAGCCGTATTTATTTCCCGGTCGGTCGGGAGGGATCTTTTTTTGGCTTCGAAGTTGTCCTCCGGGATCCAAGGTAGAGTGTGACAAACTCCTGCATATGCAGGAACAGCTCTGCCCCGTCGAACTGGTCGGCCCACTCGAGAAAGGCATCCACATTCAGTGTGTTCATGTCACGCTTCTCTGCTTGCGCGTTCATGATGAAGGCGAGTTTATCGCCGACTGTCATATCGGTCTGGTCATCCTCGCTGTTCTCCATCTTGTTGAGAAGGATCATAAGATCCTGATGGAATACCTGCTTGTAGCGATAGGCCGTTGTCCCCGTCGCGAGAAACGGGAACTTCTGTTCAGACCCGTCATTAAGCCGGAGCGAAATCTCCTGATACATGTTGTCCCCTCCTTATCACTTGCTGGAACTGGATGTGGTTGTGCTCGTCGTACTGGACGATGATGCACTCGTAGATGCAGCCACAGCAGCAGGCGTGTAGACCTTGCTGTACCAGTTCTGGTAAGTCGCGTCCGTGGTATCCGCGCCGGATCTCGCCTTGACGATGTTCTTGCCAAGGGTCGCATCCTTGATGCTGGTCGCATTGATGGTCAGACTTTCCGTCTGCACTTCGATGGAGTCCTCCTTCGTGGACGACGCCACAGAAGGGCGGGTCGCTGTGCAGTTATACATGACGTGGCGGATCTCATTGATGTCGCCGTCGAACTCAAACAGCAATGCGAAGTGAATCGGCTGTGCGTCGGCATCCTCGATCAGAACACCGTTTCCATCCTTGATCTCGCCGAGAACATTTTCACGGAAATCCTCCGGCACCATTGCGGACTCGAAGTCTCCGTTGTAGCCGCTGTTCGCGTTCGTAACAAAATACTGAACGCCATCTGCCCAGAAAATTGTCTGGTCACCCTGTGCATCAAGCGAAAGAGATACGGCTCCCGGCCACGCGACCGGATCTGCAAAGGTGGCAGTACCATCCTCCGCGATCGTTGCAATGGCGTAGTGGACATTCTTCAGGTTGTATTTCACCTTATTCTTCTTGTTACCCATTTCAGGCCTCCTGTTCAAATAAATACAGGACCTCGTAGAGTTTTTCCGAGTCTATGAAGGTCTCTGTCTTTTCAAAGAAGATCCCGCTTCCTGTCAGCAGGTCTTCCAGTTTCTTCTCTGTCTCCGGATCCTTTTTATCGGTGTAGAGCTCGATATCAATCTCTGTGATCGGAAAATACACAACACCGTCCGCAGCAAAGTTGTCGCTGTTCGGACACCGATAACAGATAAAGGGTGGATCCGGTCCCTCGCCCTCGGCAAAGTGATCGTAGGCGTAGGGAATGCCGAGCGTTTCCAGAATCTTGATAATCTCGTCCATCACTTCAGCTCCTTCTCTATCTCATCCGACAGCTTCCCGGTGATCTCTTCCTCGACCGGTGCGATATGAGGAATCCCCTCCACACGGCCACCGCCGCGCTTGGCATGTCCCTTCTCCAAGAGATGCGTCAGACCATACACCTTGTTATGAACGACGACCTCGGCACCAACCGCTGTCTCATTCTGAACTGTGGACCGCCAGCCCTTGGCATACTTTCCGGTACGCTTGGGAGACTTCTCCTTCAGCTCTTTCACGGCTTCCTTCCCGGCATCCTTGATCTCCTGCTTTACAACATCATTCACATCGTCGGCATAATCGGAGAGGGTCTTCTCGACCGTAGCTGCAAG